GGTGGGAAAGCTTTACCATCGACTGGCGCGGGGGCAGGCCCTTGCGGGTTCCTCCACGCGTTCTTAGCTCCCTTCCCCGACCCAGTGGCCACCCCAACAGCGGGAAACAGCATGAGACTCACCACATTGTACATCGCATGGGACAAAATCCCCTTGCCCAACGGCATAGCGGCGCACACGTAGTGCATCGCGACTGCCAGCGCCCGATAAGCCAGCATCGCTCGCAGCCCCAGCTGCCTCTTGTACAACAACACGTATGCCATGAATTCAAGCCATATGAACACGTGTTTCGTCCACTTTCCCCACCTCTTCAACAACTCCTCCGGCAGTGCAGCGGTGAACGTTTGGTTCAGCAGCAGCCCGAGCGCGAAAAACACGTGTAATCTGGCATCCGCCATTCCCTCGTGCGCTCGCCCAAAGGCTCTCTGAAAAATTTGGCCATACGCGCTACCCATTGTCGAAGCCGTCTCGCTGCTGGTCAGAACCTTCACCATCGCGTCATATGTCTCACGACTGACCTTGTCGGACATCTGTGACACGAGGGCGTTGAAGTACTTCATCGACCTATCAGCGGTACGACTAGCATGTTGGCACGCGTAATAGAAGTAGTGCCCGGCGTCGCTGCCCCCATCTCTGAGGGCCATAGCCAAAGCGCTCTTCACTCGCCCCACGTAGTTGCCACCCCACACATTGTTGCCGGCCTCGTCTCGCACGTACATCGGAACGTACTGCAAGCACATCTTCCAAAAATCGTTAGCCGGACGGCGCACCACTAGCGAGTCCCACGCCAACTCCCCTCCGGGCTGCTGGTTGTTACTCGGCTCCACCCACCGGTGGTTAAAAGTGTTGCCGTTCAAACTGTGCATCCTCCGATTGTGTTCCCGCCTATTGATGTACAATCGGTCACTACGAGCAAAAACCGGACCGAGTGTGGACATTCCCCGCAAAACGGGTTCTCGAACCACCTTCGTCCATCCCGAGCCCTCATCGACTACGTAGATCACCCTGGGTCGCCATAACTTGCGACCTGTGCCCCACAATGTCTCGGGCACTCGCGGGGTGAATCCTTCCTCATCACCCCACGCGTAATCCACGCCTTCATCAAAGCGCCTCTTCCAGGGCTCCATGCTCCTCACGTTGAATGTGGACCTCCGCATGCTCGCACTACGATCAATCAACGCCCTACTAGCCATTTGTCGCTCCTTGTTGCCGGCTTTAAGCAACATTTCATTGCGATACTTCATCATGTCTGGGAAATACGAGCGTATGATGTAGGCCAGTCGGTCGAACTCTTTGCCCTTGCGGGTTTTTGGCAGGCCGGACGCCCATTCATGAGCCACCCCGATGGGGTTTTTCTTGAAAGCGTCCAACGCGCCGAATTCAGCCGACTCCATGTCAGGCCAATCATGTATATCAGCAGCTGTGAGCTCAGGGTAATGG